GTCGCGCCTGTCGGACCTGTTGGACCCGTTGCTCCTGTTGCACCCGTGCCTCCTGTCGCACCCGTAGGACCCGTCGGCCCTGTTGCTCCTACGCTACCTGTCGGCCCCGTCGGACCCAACGCACCAGTATCACCAGTAGGACCAGTGGGGCCAGCACTACCTGTAGCGCCAGTAGGGCCGGTAGGGCCAGTAGCCCCAGCAGAACCCGTTGCTCCCGTAGGACCAGTAGGACCTGTCGCCCCCGTCGCTCCGGTTGCGCCTTGCGGTCCTGTTTGGTCTGTGCTGACGATTGTGACAACAGTTCCAGTACCCAGTCCGACAGACTCTTCGACGCGTGAAACGGTATAGGTTTGATCTGTTTGGGTGACATCAATACCTGCCGTCGTGGTGGTAATCGTTACGTCTGTAGAAGCCATTACAGCCTCGTAACGTCAGCGCGAACCTCAACGGTGCCAGCAAGAATTGTAGAAATAACTCCTGATGCGTTCTCTTGTAAATCCCACTGATAGTAACCAGGGCCAAGAAGTGCGGAGTCTGCGGCAGCCAATGTGCATCGAAGCGTCCCGCTAGCGCCGCTAATAATGGCACAGGAAAAAGTGGCCGAGATGGTGGTGGCATCCGCGTTGGATCGAATCTGGGCAGCGTAGGTACGACCCGTAATGTTTACGGGTGTTGTTCCATCCGTGGTTACTGTGACATTTACTGTCTCGGTGTCTCCACGCGTGATGGTCAGGTTCTGCGTTGCCGGTACCGCCATTTACTTTTTCTTCTTCTTTCCTGGTTCCCAGCGTGCATCGTCTGCTCGTTTGCTTACCTGAGTGTAGACGTCATTGAGGATTTTGCGTGACAACTGCATGGCGCCTGGTTTGTTCCAGTAGTTGCTTTCAGATACAACATCAAGTTGGCTACGCACCCAGTTTGCGCGGGTGTTTTGCACTATGTCTTTGCGACGCCCAGGGTAGGTAGAGCGAAGACGCTTTTCAAGGTCTTTCTTCCATTGCGCGTTCCCACCCGTAACTGGCTGACGCATTTGCGCTGTCATCTTTGGTGCTGCGGCTTTTCTTGCTGCTGGTTTTTTTGCTGCTGGCATTTTTGTCACCTTGGTTTATATGTGATTCGAACGATATCGCCGTTGGCGTTTCTGACAGTTGTTTTTGTGCCGTAAGCATCGGGTTCCGTAATTTTGGTGCGCTTACGTTTTGCTGTCTTTGATTCTTTCGCCCTCACTGTTTTTCTTACTTCTTTTTCTTGGGCTTAACCAAACCGCCAGGTCCACCAGCAAACATGCGATTGGCGGGAGGGGTTGGCTTCGGCTTCTTGGGCATTGGCTGCTTTTTGATGGGGGCCATGATAGTTACCTTGTCTTGGGAAGTTTGGTTGGTGGCTTTGGCTTCGGCTTTGGCTTTGGCCTCGACATCGGTGGCTTCGTCTTCGGCTCGGGCTTAACAGGCTTCGGTTGTGGCTTGCTTGGCTTCGCTCCAGCAAAACTGGGACCAGAAGAGGAACCAGGTTTGGGTGTTAGTTTTGACGCTGAATTAGCCAGTGACTTTAAGTATGCCATCAAAGCGGATTGTTGCGCCTTGGATAGTGCAACACCAGGAGCCATAATGGCTTTCAATGCGCCACTGACACCGCTTGATCCACCAGTTCTTGAACCCATAAAAGTAGGTGGCTGCGGCTTCTTGCCACCACCGCTTCCTTCAACGCCTGCTCTTTGCTGTGCCATTACTTCATCTTCTTTCTTTTAGCGGCAACCTTCTTCTTGGCCGCCTTCTTGCCGTACTCCATCATGCGCTCTTTTGCGCCTTCCATGCGCTCGTGCTTCATCATGGCTTTTTTGCCTTTGTACTTTTCGCCTTTAGCGCTCATCACTTCATCTTCTTCTTAGCGGCCATTTTCTTTTTGGCCATCTTCTTCTTAGCCATTTCCGCGGCCTTCATACCGGCTTTGGTGTATGGAAACTCTTTTTTACCGACCATTGGCATAACTATCTCCTGACTCTTGGTGTCACCACTTTACACGGTCAGCCCAATATGCTGCCGACATTTTGCCCTTTTTAATATTGGAAGCATGGCGGGCCTTGAAGGATTCTCGGCGCTTGCGGTAGGAGGCCGATTCTCCAGTTTTCTTAGGGGAGCCAGATACGCCTTGTTGGCCAAAGCGAATTGTCTTAATCTGGTCGCCTTCTTTAGCCACAACAATGTGGGATTTCTTCGGGTGATCTGGGGTGCGCTTAGGCTTGTTGAAGCCGCTTACGCCAGCCCTGGCCAGTCGTGGGTCTTTCTTGTTCACCTATACCTCGCAGTTTTCTTAGCAATCTTGGGGGGTTGCTTTACAAATTGTTTACCAGCGGCAGTGCCTTTACGCTTGGCCCTGGTCGTTGCAGCATACTCAGCAGAGGTTAAGGACTCCCTGGCCTTCTTGGGCAGGTAACGTTCGCCGGTGGCTTTACTGCCTTGGGTGCTGGGCTTGCCAGATTTTGTGCCCCAGTCTTCCTTGGTCCATTTGGACAGTGATTTCTGTTTAGCGGTTTTACTACCCGAGTAGCCACCGCCAGCCTTCTCGTATGCTTGGGCAAGAAGTTGGGCTTTACGGGCAGACCATTGACCAGGCCGCCCACCTTTGGAGCCTTGCATTATTCGATTCTTTAATGTCTCTCTAAGACTTGGTTTTGTGTAAGCCATTTCAAACCCCTAAATAACCTGCATCTCGAAGAGTATCACGAACAACAATCGGGACCATGGCCGTCTCGTTCTTGGCTAGGCGAATCTTGTGCCGCCCAATATCGGCCTCCACCTTGCGATTAACCGTAATCTGGACCAATGCCTGATCCGCCTGAACCCAGTCCAGTTCGGTAAGTTCACCGCTTGCTTTACAGGTTCTAACAAGTTTTTGAGACGCTTTATTCCAGGTAAACGCAGAAACTTTTGGGGCCACTTCTAGAGCGGTTGCTCGGCGCTGCTCTTTCTCCTCAAACTGTTCGAGCATGGCGTTCTTAATGTCTTCAACGGATGATTCATACCAGTTGCCAACCTTCCATGTTTTTGCATGGATAGCGGGTTTTTCTTCTGCTGGGATCAGACTGCTTGCTAAATGCCCAAACTCTTTATGGCCGGTCATGTCGGAGATGATTGTCGGCACGCCCATAGCGATGGTCTGTAGTGGCATGAGCCCAAATCCCTCACCTCGGGAAGCGGCGACAAAGCAGTCGGCTGAGGCATACAGGTCGTACTCCTGTTGCAGGGTTAGCCAGTTTTCAACGATTGTTATTTGAGAACTTTTAATGATTGGCGCCTCGCCCCGAATCTCGGGCGTGATCTTCAATACCAACTCTGTGTTAGGTAAACCTAACTGCTCGAACGCTGCGACAACCAAGTCCAAGCCCTTGCGTTGCCAAGAAGAACCCCCGGCCACAAAACGAAATACTTTGTTTTCTGGAACCTCACAAGGTTTCCAAAAGTTAGTGTCAACCCCCAAGGGGCAAATCTTCACATTGTCGTGGTATCTGTTAAACAGTTCTTTGTTATGTTCACACGGAACAATCACCTGGTCGAACTGAGATAAATGCTCGTAAAACATTGCGGGCAACTCGCTAGTTTCCCACATAGTAAAGATGGAACGACGCTGGCCTCGATACCAGCCTTTTACCATGTTTGGTTGAAGGCAAAACACTGCGGCTTCGGCTGCCGGATTCTGCCTAACCCCATCAGGTAAGTGGCGCTGCAAGGAAACGTTCATGTTTCCATACCCGTAGTAAGAGTGTTCCGGACCGCAAATCCAGATATTTTTTAGATTATCCCTGTTTCCACTTGCCATGACTCCTTGGCTTTCTTTTCTAGGTTGGCGCACCCATCGATTCTTTTTGGCTGCAGACCGTCGGCCCTTAAACGTTTGTAGGCAGGCATGTCTTTATGCCAGCGTGCCTCGGTCGCATTTATCTCTGAGGCGCGCTTACCACCGGTTGTTGTGGGGTTGGGCCCAGTCTTTACGTGTGCGACCTTGCAGCCAAAGCAATCGGCAACATCCAAGTTGGGGTGTGTCCGTTGGTGCAGGATCATGTTATGTAATCTCCGTATCCAGCCTCTGTCAGGTCATCGGCTTCGGCTTGGGTTATTTCTGTTGTGTGTCCGCCATAGTAAGTGATAACGGCATCAGATAAAAACGGTGGTTGGTTTTCTGTAAAGACACCATTTGACAATTTGTAAATGTTCCGACCACGGGGGGTGGGAGGCAAGCGGGAAAAGAAATCTTCCGCTAAATCGTCATAGGTTGAACCAAACACAACGAAGTCATCTGTTGGTGGCGTGAAGAACGGCATCACCCCAGAATAGCAAAAGCCCCCGCCGGTTCAAGGCGGGGGCTAACGCTTACTCGTTAATTACGAGTTTGTGCCGATGCTCGAAGATGTTTCGATGCGGCGGAGGCTTGCCTCACGGAAGCGACCGTATCCACCGAGCCAGTACCAACCGAGCGGCTGGAGGCGCATGAGGATGTCGGTAACGTTGCCGCGGACAATCTTCGGTGCTGGACCGTTGCCATCGGTGACGCTGTGCGCCTTAGCAAGCGCTTGGCGACCCATCACGTGTGTGCAGTACACATCGACAGCGCCGGTTGAGCCGGAGCCGTCAGATGCGTTGGTGAACACCTTTGCGCGTGGGGTTTCGATGAAACGAACCGACTCGAATTGGCCGATTTCGCCGTTGTACAGGTTTGCGGTGTCAACGTAGGTGTGGGGGTCACGCCAGTTGGCTGCACCGTTTGCTCCACGGAAGTCGTAGGAAACGTCTGGGTG